ATCTAAAAGATACTACAGGTAAACAAGTAGCAGACTATAGTGAAGGAACAATATGTAATAAATGTAGAAAGGAAAACATAAATGAAAAAAATGACAAAGACCGAATTAGAAAACCTAGAGTTATGGGACATAGCTTTTCGTACCATTGATAAAAAAGGTAAAGAAAAATTATGGACTACCAAAGATACCATAGACCATTCACAACTTTGTGAGGGTTGGGAAACACAAGATTTTAAGGAAAGGAAATAACTATGAAAAAAGTATCAGAAAATAAAAAAATTTTAGAAGATGTGCAGTTGTTAGGTAAAATAAATCAATCAACTGATACCATAAACCTTTTAAAACTTGTAAGAAAAAAATTAGTTATTAAATATAATAAAAGACAACCAAAAGGAAAAGGATTAAATGAAAAAGTATTTGAGGTATAAAAAATGAATAGAGAACAAGAGGACGAATTACTAAAGGACTACATTGATTCCTTGAGAGAGGAATCAAATTGGAATGTGTCTTTTGTAGAATATAAAGACCGAGAAATAAAAAGGATAAAGAATTTTAAACATACAGATGAAAAATAAAAAACAATTAAAAGAAAAAATTACAAAGGACTATGCCAAATTGACAGATGTCCAAGTAGAAAGACTACAAAAACAAATACAATCTTTAGAAATAGATTGGGATTATAATGATATGCAACAAAATTATGATGATGATGATTATGAATTATACAGCATAGAAAGATTTGGATTTATATACCCACTAGATTACGAGGGTTCTGAAATTTGGGACAGCAAAGGTAGGAAAGTTGATTTTGATAATGTTAGTGGTTGGGATAGAGAAATTATAGATAAGAATTATAGAGAGGGTGGACAAATAGAGGAATGAATGAAAATGATTTTGATTTAGATGAGATGTTAGAGGACTATGTTGAGGACATACGAAACAGAGAGAACTGGGACATTTCGTTTGAAGAATATAAAAAGAAAACTATTGAAAGCTATAGTTTGCAAAGACGAGTGAAAGCAACAAGAGAAATAAATGGGGGTGGAGAAGAAGATGAATAATTTTATTAAAGAAATAAAAGATACTTATAGACAAGAGAACAAAACCTATATGAAAGAAAATAAGTCTATGGTAGAGAAAGGTAATTACGAAATGAGTGATGAGGATTTTTATAGAGTAGAGGGTTGGGTTGAGGCACTTGAATATGTGCTTAAACTAGCAAAAGAGAAAGGATTAGATAAATGAGTGATTTTATTGCGATCAAATCAAAAGCAACAATATTAAAAATGCTAGACAACGAAATAAAAGAGGCACACGAGACTAACTTACCAACAAAAGAATATGATGATATGTGCAGTAATATGGATATGTCAGATGAATATGGTAAATGTTTTGAGTGTGGTTGGATAAGTGCCTTGAAATATATGAAAGATAAGGTGGGGGAAAAATGAAAGTTAAAGAATTAGAAAAAGAGATTAGAGGACAAATAAAAATCCTAGATAAAAAGGAATTAGAAAAAGTATTAAAATTTATTAATCAAATATTAAATGACCCAACAATATGACACTAGACAACCGAGTAGATATGAGTGATGGGTTTTACTTACAAGAAAAAGTAAGACGATTGGAAAGTGATGTTGAACACCACGCTGAAAGCCACAGAAAAGCAAATGAGATGCTAATGGAAGAACGACAAAAAGTATCAACTTTACAATCGAATGTAAAAATGGTTGAATCAGAAAAGTATAGGGCATACAAACGATTAAAACCTTATGCAGAATTTAACCACGATGTGAGTGTAGTATTAACAAAATTAAACAAACCTATACGAGCATTGTTGGTTAGAGTTAGCGATAATATAAAAATGGATAAGGAAAAACATTCGAAATACATTACACCTATAAAAAAATTACGAGATTTGATCAACGAATTAAATGATGCACACACAAAATTTGGTGCAAAAATAAAAGTAGTTGACAATGAACAAAAGAGTGGTTAAATGTTTAAGAGGTTTACTTGATTATTAATAACCATTTTATATAAGGAGGATATTTATATGAATGTAAACACCGATGACGAATTTGCATACACATTATATGCAGACGATGATGCAGAAGATTCAGATGCCGATAATGGTGCTGATGACGATGCAGAAAATGGAGACGCAGATGACGATGCAGATGCCGATGAGGAAAATGGAGATTCCGATGAAGGTGATGCAGAAGATTCTGATTAATGAAGGAGTATTAGTGAAGTGGGGGCATTTTTCCCATTCACATTTTTTATTTGAGAGGTTGTGCTGTGGAAGAATTTTTAGATATTTATCAATTAATTGTAAAAGTATTGCTAGTATTAGCAGTAGTTGTAATTTTTTTGGCTTTATAAGAGGTAAAAATGTTAGGTTATCAAAAGAAAAAACTAGAACTAATTGAAGAAGAAATACATAATGCCCTAGATGATTTACAAGAGCATTTTAATATTTTACTTGAAGAAACAGATTATTGGTATGAAATACTAACTGAAGATAAGTATGTAAAATTTATAACTGATTACATACTAAAAAAGAATAAAATAAAATGTCTTAATGAGAATGAAATACATAAAGTTATTTATAATAATGCTCATCAAGAAGTTATTGGAAAAGAACAAGTGATAAGTTTAAAAAGTAAAACAAATGATAAACCGAGTGATACAGAATAGGAATATTAAAAGATGATAAAAATGTCAATTCTTTTTGCATTACTTGGCTCAAACCCAGCAATACAACACAATACCTTTATTGCACACATTAATCAAACATATAGAAGTCATAAAGAATGTTGGCAAGATTTATCAAGAGTTGTTGTTAATATTATTAAAGAGGAATCAGAAAAAACTGGAAAATCTAATGATTGGAAAGTTGCATTATGTATAGATTACGATACAATGGAAATGACATATAAATTTTCTGAAACTATGCAACAAGAAATAGATAGAAAACAAAATGAAAAAAAAGGAACAAGTATTTAAATATCTTTTAAAGAAAAGAGTTGCAGTAAATATTTCATTTATTGTAAAAGGTAAAAAACCTGAATTAGCAGAACGAGAAGTAGATAGCTTTATAAAAAAAACAATTACAAATTTTGTCATTCATTTGCAAGAAGATAAAATAATTAAATCTTTTGATGATTTTGATATGAGAACATTAGTATTAACAGAAACAGATGATAAACAAAAAGATTTTACACAAGTTATAAATGAAATTAATAGTTTAATTAAAAAACAAGCCAAAAAAAAATAAATTTTAATTCGTTGAATTTACCGACATTTTCAGTTTACTTACATTTTTTCCTTGCAATTTTTTAAAAGTGAGATTAGGTTTTTAAAAGGAAAGGATAATAAAATGAATGATGGCAAATTTATTATGTTTCAAGATGATTTTTATAATTTACTAGAAAAATATTCTAGGGACAAAATCAACTGCGAACATAAAAAATGGAATGAAATTTGTAAAACAAGAAATGATGTAGCAAATTTTATAGATACATTAAAGAAAGGATAATGAAAAATGAAACATTGGAAAACAGAAGAGGAAATGGGCGAGGGTTTTCAACACACAGAAAAAGAACATAAAGAATTTGAATATAATTCTTTAGAGGAAACAAAGCCCCACGAAAAAAATACAATGAGAACAATGTATTTAATTAGAGATGTTTGGACTATTGAACAATTATGTAAATTACAAGAACATCTAACAGATACAATTAAAGAAAGAAAGGATAATAAAAAATGACTAGAGAACAAGCAATAAACATAATAAGTAAATATATTAAAATTTATGGTTTAAGTGAATTAAAACAAACAATCTACATAATGGGGACTAGTGAGGGTTTATTTCCTTTTACAAAATACCCCAATTGGGTAGATTTTATTAAGGCAAAGCAAAAAAATAGTAAAAACTTTAGGTCTAGGGGTATTTATGAGGGTTTTTATACTTGTTCAGATACAATGCAAGAAATTAAATACCAAATAGATAATGTTGAATTTTGTAAGAAAGGATAATGAAAAAAGAAAAGAATTATGAGTGAATGCAATAAATGTGGAATAACTGATTTTGAAATAAAACCTAAAGAAATTAAAAAATATTTAGGCGAAAAACCACAATCAAAAAACACAAAGGAATGGGGGGATTCTTATTGGGAACAAACAGATAGAATGTTTCTTGTAAAAGAATTTAATGTCATTTGTAGAATGTGCGATATGAAACAATTAAGGATTAAATAAACAATGATTACAATAATAGCCATAAACCTTGCATTTACTTGTATGTTTCTTATGCTACAATAAATACTTGACAAATTTATTAATAGATATTAAGTTAATAAAAAAATGAATGAAACAAATAAAATAAAAACAAACATACTACGAATATGTAAACAAAAAATATTTACCATTTATTTTACAAAAAAAAATGGGCAGATCAGAAAACTTACTGGCAAATTACATTTTAAAGATTTAGAAAATAGAACTACAAACCCTGATAAATTTTTAATCGTAATTGATTTTAAAATTACAAAGCAAACATATAGAACTGATAGAACTAGACCTGAATTTAGAAATATAAACCTTGAAACAATTTATAGGCTAAAAGTAAATAAAAAAGACTATTACAGAAAAGATTTATTAAAATGAACAAATCAGAAACAAATAAATGGGTTAATGACTATTTAAGAAACGAATATAAAAACGAAAAAAAATATTTTAAATTGCAACAAAAAACAAAATCAATCGTTATTGATATTATGCAAAATTTTATTATTTTATTAATCGTATTTTATGTTTTATTCAAATGAAAATAAATTATTCAGAATTAACCCAATTTTTAAATAAAGAATTGCCAAAAAAAGAAACTTCTTTAATATCTAAAAAATTACATACCGATAAAAATTTAAAAGAAATGTTTCTTATAATTTTATTGGTTAAAGGTGCATTGTTTTTAAAAATGAATAAGCCGATCCCTAAAGAAATCAATAGACTAATAAAACTTTATAACCTAAAAAAATTACAAAGTAAACCAAAAAGAGAAACCCATATAATGAAAGAATATTTAAAATGAAACCAAACGATTTAATTATTTTTATAAGTCTTTTATTTTTTCTTACTTTAGTTGGTTATATAGGTATTACTTTACTATAAATATATTTCAATAAAATCAGTAGTTTATTTAAACAATTCGTTTTTTACTTGCAATTTTTAAAAAAATATACAAGTATTTATACAAATGAATAATTTAAAAATAAAAATACCTGACTATGTGCATATTACAAAAAGCCCTACTGGTAAAATGGAAGGTATACAATCAATAAATACAAATACTTTAACTAATCCCTTTTGTAAAAAGGCAAGTAAAAACAAAAATAGTATTTGTAATAAATGTTATTCAATAAGACAATTAAAAACAATAAGAACTAATTGTATAAAACCTTTTCAGCATAACAGCAATTTATTAAGTAAACGAATATTAAATAATAATGAAATACCAACAATTTTACAAAGTAAATTTAGGTTTAATAGTCATTCAGAATTAATTAATTTAACACATTTAAAAAATTTAATGTTAATTACTACAAAAAACCCACATTGCACATTTGCATTATGGTTTAAAAGATATGATTTAATTAAACAATATTTTAGTAAACATAAAAAACCAAAAAATTTAATTCTCGTTTTTAGTAATAGTATTTTAAATAAACCAATAAAAAATTTACCTTTATATGTAAATAAAACTTTTAATAATGTTTCAAAAGATTACACAAATAAAAATGAAGTAAATTGTTCAGGTAAATGTAAAGATTGTTTAAAATGCTACACAATAACTGATACAACAAGACATATAATTGAATATATTAAATAAAAAAAAATGGATATATTATATTTATTAATTGATACATTAGGAACTATAAACACAGCATTATTCATATGTTTTATAGGGTTCTTGCTATATTTCTTTTTTGATATTTACACTAATAAAACCCACCATTAAAAAAAATACTTGTTTATTTGAATAAAATTCGTATATTGTTTATATGAATAAAATTATTTTATTTATGCACATTTTACTAATTTCATTTTAAGGTTATTTAAAAAATGAATAAAAAGCATAACGATTTACGCAATTTAAATATGTTTGATATGGATGTTTCAGTAGTTAAACACAATGAAACAAAGCCACTTTTTAACAAAGTTGAAAAAAAACATACTTTTAAATTATGCGTAAAAACTGAAGAAACTGGTAAAGAGCCAGTATTTAAGTATTATGATTTAAACTCAAAATTTCATAATGCTGTTATTGATGACAAAAAGGTTTTTAATTTAAGTAGTAAACGCTATAGACTAGTTACACATAAAAAAGCGTTTGGTTCTTTTGTTGAACCTTTGTTGGCAATTCCTGAAATCAGTAAATTAAATAATACTGATGATATGCAGGTTATTGATGATAATAATGGTGATGTTGCAAGGCGTGAAATTCGTTTGAAAAACGATATACCACTGATTGACAAATTACCACAAGATAAAGCGTATAAATCAATAGTTATGTATAATTCTATTGATTCAAGCGTTGCGTTTCAATACAAGGTTGGCTTGTATAGGTTAATCTGTAAAAATGGAATGATGGGCTTTGATAAGTGGTTTAACCAATATTCAAAGCATACTACAAATTTTGATGTAGATTCAATTTCATCAGGATTTAAAGTATCGTTTGAAACTATTAATAATCAAATAAAAAAATATAATGAATTATTTGATTTTAATATTTCAAGAGATAATGCATTGGCTTTTTTATTGGTTTCTCTTTGTAGTAAAAAAAATAAACCAATAGATGCTAAAGACAAAAAAGGCAACTACATAAATATAAATAAGCGTTTGTATGAATATTTAACGCATTTATATGATAAATACGCCTTTGAACTAGGCAATCTTGCAAATTCTACGCCTAGTAATACCGGTTATACACTTACGCAAGTGTTAACGCATTACGCAACGCATACCAATGATACTTATACGCATAATGGCGTTTTAAGGAATACTGGTCGTAGTGATGACAATAATCTGTTAACTGCAAGGCGTAAACATAATACAATTAGTAATGCGTATAATTCTAGAATAGGTCAATATATATTCTTTGCTACTACAAGGAATATTGACAATCTACAAAATGAAACAAATAAAGTTAAATCTGTAATTAGAACCTTATAATTTAACTTTTAACTACAAAAAACCCTATTAATTAGCTTTAGTAGGGTTTTTTTTATGTGATATTATTACAACAATATTAATTATTTTTATTTATATTAATAAAACCCTTGTATTTTTATTTACTTTGTGAGATTCTCTCATAATGAAAATTTTAATAACTTTTTTTTTAAGAGGTATATATTTATGATTACCGCTACTTTTTTATTAAATGGTAGACAAAAAATCATAACTGCAGATAATTTTACAGCTTGTTGTAAAAAATTCACTAAAGAATTTAAACCAGCAATATCTGAAATTAAAGCAGTTTTTGTTTCCAAATCCTAAAAATAAATAACTTCTACTTTTTAAACCCTTGTTATTAATTTAATAAGGGTTTTTTTTGGTGTGATCTGTAAACCTTTACTATGTTTTTACTTTAATTTAACCCTCAATTTAACCTTGATATTAACCCTAGTTTAACCCTGAAATGACTGGTATCTGTATACCTTTATTACTGGGGTTTACTTGGATTAAATGTAGGTTTACTTGTTGTAGTATCTGGATATATCGTGGATTTACTTTGAGATAAAAGGTACGCCTACCCTACCGCAACGAACCCTAAAAAAACCCTAGTTAATATGATGATACCAAAAGTAAACCCTTTATTTATCTAGATAACCCTAGCATTTAGTTGCTGTTTACCTAATTAAGTATCTGATTAACCTAAAGAAACCACTATAAGAGATATAGTAATATGTATATAAATATATACTAGATATGGTAGGCATGGGGTATGGGGGGTACCGTATACTTGTGTATACAACCCCGACAGTAATTTTGTATTTTTTACCCTTTTTGCCCCTATGTGTGTGTTTTGCTTATCTGTGGGAGAACCCCACTGTGAATTTAGATAACCCCTTGGTAGTCCGAATAACCCCTAGGGTTGTTTTGCTTATCTGTAGGTAAAACTACAGTAAATCTGAATAAGAGTTTGGGGATATATATGTTCCCTGCAGGCTCTACCATGATTATACAGTTGAAATCGGGGTTTGTCAAGTAAAAAATGAAGGAATACGTAAAAAAGTTGTGGATAAGCAAAAAAAAGCTTGACAAATCCAGATTCTACGCTATAATAAAACTTATAGGATTATTTACTCAAATCCCTATCACAGATCTTAACAATCAAGGATTAACATCCATTATACAAAAGAGAGGTTGGAGTTGAAAAATAACCAGTTCCCTATATGGGGCAAAAGGTAGGTTCAGCACCAATTAGTTTTCATAACTACGGTGCACCCCTATATCAAGGGGCTATTGAATAAGTTAGAGGCAAACTCTATGCCTACCTTTTGATAAACGTGGAATCCTAGATATTATTAACAGAGAAACTAGAGGAAAGCAAAACAAATGACAAATATTACTAAAGGTTCAAAATATTACAAAAATAAAGATAAGAAAAAAAAAGCAGATATTGAATTGACTAAAGCAGAGATAAGAACATTAGGTATTGCTAGTGGTTCAAAAGATTTGATTTCTAAGAAGTTATCTCAATTAAAATTAAATCAATTAAAACGTGCCTATGAAAAGGCAGTTAAAAATCAGGGCGGTGATAGAAGGGTAACAGATAAAGATATATTATTTGCATTAAAAAATCCCGGGGGTGGTAAAGCACAAAATAAGAAACATGGCGGAACGATAAAAGGTAAGATAAAAAAACAATACGGAGGTCCTGTACGAAAAGCCAAATACTAATTTATTATTAACAACATTTAGAAGGAGAAAACTATGGAAGAATGGGAAATTCAAAACATTATTGACGAACTTGATATTATTAAAAAAAAAGTAAAAGAATTAACTAAAGATTTAAAAGCCACACAAGAAGCATTATCTGAAGAAGAAGACGATGACGATGATGATGATTGGGACGATGAAGATGATGATGAAGACGAGGATGACGATGACTGGGCTGAAGGAGAAGATAACGACTTAGAAGAAGGTTTATTTTGGGACTACGAAAAGAAAGACAAACAAATTGAGGAATAATAACGTTTATGCATTACAAAGTAAACGATGGAGACGTAATACTACCAGAAAGACTATTACGAGAGATACCGGATCTACGCTTAAAAGTTGATGATATGCTCACGTGGTATAACAAAGGTGATCGCTTGTATCACTTTACTGCTGGTCATGCTGACAGCAAATTGGAAAAGCACGGATGCGGGTGCCAGACTAAGAAGAAATCCGGAGCTAGAAAAGCATCTAGTAAAAAGTAGGGAATTATGTCATTTGAATTGGAAAAGGCACCTAAAAAACGGGAGCTTACAGAAAAACAAGAGATATTTTTAAATAAGCTTTTTGATAATGGTGGTAATATCGCCAAATCATTAAAAGAAGCAGGGTACAGTGAAAATTCTCGTAAATGGCTTGTAAAGTCACTACAAAGAGAAATTATAGATCGTTGTGAGAGTTATCTTGCAATTAATGGAGCAAAGGCAGTTACCAGATTATCTGAAGCAATGGATGATGAAGGTAATATACCTAGAGCAGAAATGAGAATAAAAGCTGCTGAATCAATATTAAATAGAATAGGTCTAGGTAAAAAAGAAACCATAGACCATAATGTGAAGGCAATCCACGGTATTGTAGTATTGCCACCGAAAAAGGAATAATAACAATGGGACTACCACCTGCAATATGGGCAGCAATAACTGGTTTAAGTAGATTAGCAAATGCAGCATTAAAGACACCTGCAGTTAAAGAATATACTAAGCTTGTAGCCGACTACGGAAAAACAAAAGGAAAACAATTATTTAATAAACATGTATCTAGTAATCCAAAAGTCAAAGCTGAAGCACAGAAGAAAGCAAAGCTTTTAGATGCTGATGAAAGATCTATAGGAGCATTTTCAAAACCAGTAAAAACTAAAGGCATGAGTCATAGTAGATTTGATAAAAATATCAAAAAAGATCCATACCCTGTAAAAAAACAATATGGGGGTAAGATACATCATAAGCAACCACGTAAGACATCTTATAGTGACTAAAATTATAAATATAAAAGATTTTAAGAAATCAAAAGATATAAAATACATCAAAAAAGCACAAACTTGGATAGACGGTGATGTATGGTGGGGTTGGACACCTGAAGTTAAACCCAACAAGAATAATGATAAAAAATAAATTTTACCATACTTGGTTTTTTAATTGGCTAGAAAAGAAGAATTGTCAACTAGGAAATTGGCTATGGGCTAAACGATGGAGGAATTTTAAAGGAAATGATACCAGATGATTGGGGCATATTAATGCTCTACGTTACAGCACTATACATAATAATTGCATTTGTGCTGTGGAAACTAAAATTATAATGGACGCATTAAAAAAATTATTGGAATATTTAGAACCAAGATTTACTAAATTAAATGTATTTCTTTGGTTGATAACTTGTTTATTGATACTAATTGCTATACCCCTATGGGTAAGTTAAATAGACGAGATAAAGCTACGCCAGAAGATTCCATGCGTAAAGCTTACATAGATGGAAAATGGATTCCTATTAAACCTACAAAACTTGTAAGAGACGGTAGAACAAAGGGACTAATGATGGGTGTAGTAAAAGGAGAATACGTACCATACAAAAAAGTCGGTCCTGTGAAAATACCGGAATAATTTATGGTAAAAGAAATAATTCCAGATGATAGAAAAGACGATATAGCCTATCTTGAAGCAATGTTACAAGAAGTAGCTAAATGCTTAGCTAATAAAGTTTATGAAGATTGGAAAAGAACAAACCGATTAATTCGTAAAGATATAGCTATGGTTGTAACACCAATGGATATAGTAGGGTATTATAAAAATATTATAGAAGCACGAACAGAAGATACTATAAAAGATTTAGAAGACAAAGTAATAGAAGACTTTGATGAATTTATGAAGGATTTTAAAGATGAGTAAAAACTATGGTAAGTCTAACTGCAAAGGGAAATTAAATGGTAGAGGACACACCAAACAATCAAGAAAACCAAAAAAGAAGTTATCATTATACTCGTGATAATCAATTAAAAATAAAAGCACGACAAAAAGTACGTGAAGCAGAAAAAAAAGCAAAACAAGCTAAAGTAAAAGCAGAGAAAGCAAAAGAAAAAGTAAAAAGATTAACGAAGGCGGTAACAAGTTCTATACTTAATGAGAAAGATTTAAATGAAGCACCTAAAGCTATTCAAGAATATGTGCAAGATAGACCTATCGTCTTTAAGCCCAATACAGGACCTCAAACGGATTTTTTGGCTAGTCCTGAAGAAGATGTTCTATATGGTGGGGCTGCTGGCGGGGGAAAAAGCTATGCGTTACTTGCTGATTTATTGCGGTATGCTGATAATGGCAGTCATCGTGCTCTTTTACTTCGTAGGACTATTGCTGAGCTTACTGAACTAATAGATAAAAGTAGACAATTTTACCCGCAAGCATTTCCGGGTGCAGTATTTAAAGAATCTAAAAGTATGTGGGTATTCCCTAGTGGGGCTACTGCTTTATTTTCTTACTTAGATAAAGATTCTGATGTAACAAGATATCAAGGACAATCCTTTTCGTGGATAGGAATTGATGAAATAACACATTACCCAACACCCTATGTATGGGAATATCTTCGTTCTCGTTTAAGAACAACAGATAAAAATATAGTACCATATATGAGATGTACAGCAAATCCGGGTGGTATAGGCGGATGGTGGGTTAAAAAAATGTATATAGATCCATCGCCACCAAATACAAGATTTGTTGCAACAGATATAGATACAAAAAGAGAATTAAGATATCCAGATAATCATCCTAAAGCAGGGAAAGCTTTGTTTCATCGAAGATTTATTCCTGCCCGATTAACTGATAATCCTTTTCTTATGCGTAGTGGAGAATACGAAGCTATGCTTATGTCTCTTCCAGAGACTGAAAGAAAAAGATTACTTGAAGGTGATTGGGATGTTGCAGAAGGTGCAGCATTTCCAGAGTTTCAAAGAAGTGTTCATGTAGTAGATCCTATTGAAATTCCTAGAAGTTGGAATAGAATAAGAGCAGCTGACTATGGATACTCATCTCCATCTTGTGTATTATGGGGTGCTATAGATTGGGACGGTGTTATATGGATATACAGAGAATTATATGTAACTAAACACACGAGTGATGCATTAGCAAATGTCATTATTGAATTAGAAAAAGATGACCCTAAACTAATGTTAAGTGTATTAGATAGCAGTTGTTGGAATAAAACAGGATTAGGTCCTAGTATAGCAGAAACAATGATACAAAGAGGTGTTAGATGGATTCCAGCAGACAGAGAACGAGTAGCAGGAAAAATTGCAATACATAGAAGATTACAATTAGATCCTGTAACAAATGAACCTAGATTAAAAATTTTCAAAACGTGTACAAATTTAGTTAGGACTTTACCTACTATACCATTGTCAAAAATAAATTCTGAAGATGTTGATACAAAAGCAGAAGATCATGCATATGATGCATTAAGATATATGGTTATGACTAGAAATATAGCAGCAAGAGATTTTATACAAGATGCTAGATTGGCTAGAGAGAGGGAAGAAAAATACAACAAAATTTATGATACGACTTTTGGATATTAATATTTTATTAACAATTGGAGGAAAATTATGCCAAATCCACACGGAAAAAAATATGTACTTCACAGACATAAATGGGGTGCATTAGGTCACTCTAGTGATTATGATTCTTCTTTATACAGAGAATCACTTGAGTTCGGTAATTCTATCGATCAAGGTGCTCTTATTAAAGATGAAGGTAAATCAGGTAAAGGTGGCGATGTCGACCCGTCTGTTATGAAAAAAGGCGGAGACAGTACACTAATTAAAGATTACTCAAAATAAGGAATAAATAATGTCTGATATAGAAGCCGGGGATCAACCTGCGGTTGTTGAATCAGAAGATATACCTTATGCTGTAGGTCTTATCAAAAAGAAATTTGATGAGGCGGAGCAAGGTAGATTATCTGATGAACAAAGGTGGTTAAATTCCTATAAAAATTACAGGGGTGTCTATGACTCTTCTACACAGTTTAAAGGCTCAGAAAGATCAAAAGTTTTTGTAAAAGTAACAAAGACTAAAGTCTTAGCATCTTTTGGACAGATAACTGATATACTATTCTCTCAGGGGAAAGTTCCAATTAGTATTGAAGCTACCCCTATACCAGAAGGTATTTCAGAGTTTGCTAGTCTTGATGTTTCTAAAGAAGCTATAATGGCTGCTATGCAACAACCTCAACAAGAAATGCAATTTGGTGGGGAAGTTGAAATGCAGAACCAAGGTGTAGGTTTTGAAGGTGACGGTAAGTCTTGGAATCCGGGTCAGTTAGACTTGGGTGAACAACAAGGACTTGACGAGATGCCTGCCCAATTAAATGGTCTCGAAGCTAAATTTGGACAGTCAGAAAAACTCGTTCAAGGTCCTGCTAAATTAGGTGAACCTCAAATAAAACCTGCCGCAATAGCAGCACAAAAAATGCAAAAAGTTATAGATGATCAATTAACAGAAGCTCATGCAGTATCTGTTATGAGACACGCTATATTTGAATGTGTAATGATGGGTACAGGAATTGTAAAAGGACCTTTTCATTATGAAAAAGATATTCATAATTGGGAACAAAATCCTGAAACTGGTGAAAGAACATATGTACCATTAAAAAGATTAGTTCCTAAACTAGAAGCTGTATCTTGCTGGGATTTTTATCCAGACCCTTCTGCTGTAGATATGAAAGACGCAGAGTATGCAATACAAAGACACAGGCTTAACAGACAACAAGTTAGAGATTTAAAAAACAAACCATTTTTTGATTTAGAAGCTATAGAAGAATGTTTAGATATGGGTTCTAACTTTCAAAAAAGAGGATTTGAAGACGATATATATTCTGATGATGACCCAACATATATGGAAGATAGATTTGAAGTATTAGAATATTGGGGAACATTAGATAGTGCAATGGCAGAAGAAATAGGAATGGAAATGCCAGAAGATGCTACCGAATTAAAAGAATTACAAGTTAATATTTGGATTTGTGGAAATACTATTTTACGAGCAGTTGTAAATCCATTTACTCCAAGTTTTTTACCATATCATGCGTTTCCATATGAGTTAAATCCATATCAATTTTTTGGTGTGGGTGTACCTGAAAACATGGAAGATGCACAAATGATTATGAATGGTCATATGAGAATGGCAATTGATAATCTTAGTCTTGCAGGAAATATGGTATTTGATATTGATGAAACAATGTTAGTTCCGGGTCAATCTATGGAAATACATCCGGGCAAAATATTTAGAAGACAATCAGGACAAGCAGGTCAATCTGTTGTTGGTTTAAAGTTTCCTAATACTGCAGGTGAAAACATACAGATGTATGATAAAGCACGACAACTTGCAGATGAAGAAACAGGAATACCAAGTATTGCACATGGTCAAACAGGTGTAACAGGAACAGGAAGAACTGCATCAGGATTAAGTATGTTATTAAATTCTGCAGGTCTATCTATAAAAACAGTCGTAAAGAATATTGATGATTATTTACTGAAACCAGTAGGAGAATCATTTTATAGATGGAATATGCAATTTAATGTTGTAGACATAGACGCACAAGGAGATTTAGAGGTTAAGGCTAAAGGTACATCATCTGTAATGGCAAAAGAAGTACGTTCACAAAGATTAACTACTTTATTGCAAACAGTATCTAATCCAATGTTAGCACCTTTTATAAAAATACCAAATCTTATAAAAGAATTAGCTATATCACAGGATATTGATCCAGAAGAATTGGTCAATGATACTAATCAAGCTGCAATTTTTGCAGACATTTTAAGAGGTCTTAATGTTCAACAGGGAGCAGGCGAAGAAGCTGGGACCGTTGGTCAACAACCACAAGGCATGGCAGGCACTGGAGGAGCACCTGCAGGAGCTAACCCACAGGACATCTCAGGAGTTGGTGGTGGAACAATCGGAACAGGTTCTACGCCAATTGCAGGGGAAGATGGTTTTACTGGGACACCTCCTGAGCCTGAAGACATCGGTGTTGGCAACAGTCAAGAGTAAAATAGATGACAATAAGCATAAGAAGTCTGAAAGAGTCTGATTCAGACCAAATAGTAGAGTTAGCTAAAAGCGAACACAATGAAAGTTATTATAACTTTTTAACTTTTAGTGAAGACAAAATACGAGCATTAGTAAAAACAACAATAGCAATGCCAGATGGTACAATTTGCTATGTTGCAGAAGAACATGGTAAAATAATTGGTTTTATTTGTGGTTATTTAATTATGTATATTTCGACTAATGATTTTTTTACACAAGATTTAACTATATATGTTACTCCAGATAAACGAGGAACATTAGCAGCTAAAAAATTAATTAAATATTTAGAATGCTGGGCTGAGATGAAAGGGTGTAAAGAATTATCATTAAGTATAACATCTAATATTAATGCTGAAAGAACAGGTAAATTTTATAAATTATTAGGGTTTTCAGATGTAGGAAAAATATATCGAAAACAATTAACAAAGGAAAAATGAGGTAATTATGGGCGGAGGCGGAGGTTCAAAAACAGTAGAAGTCGTAGAATATGTATACGAAGATCCAAAACATAGTATAACATCACAACAGATGGTTGATTTGTTTGGTCATGAACAACGACAAGCAGGACAACAAGATATATTTCAAGGAGCTGATATCGTAGGTAGACGGGCACAACCTACACCTACTGTAACAGAAGTAGCAAGATATTTAAAAGATACTACGGGTGCAAATGTTATATCTGTTCCTGAATCCTCAGTTATAGAAGGTTCCGGAGGTATCGGTACAGGTATTGAAGAGTTTCAAACATCAC